TATCACCAGCAAAAATTGTCGTATTCCCAACAACTTTGGCAGAAACAAGTCCACTAACTACATCGACATCCTTGGCTTGGATGTTGAAAACCTGTGGCTGGGTGTAAGCACCACCGGGGGACAGGGTGAACCCATCAGTCATTGTGGCTACCGTGGTTACAAATGTGGTGCTAGTAGAAATCCCAGATGCCACAAAGGTAAATGAGTCTTGGTCGACGATTGTTGCCACCGTGAATGTTCCATTAGGAGGAGTGCCACTGGTAAGCCCAGCGATAACCACGGATGACCCAGCCGTAAGTCCGTGTTCACTAACCTTCATTGTCACCACGGTATTTGGACTGGCGGTCGCGTTGGATGACGCAGAAAGAATAGCCCTGCCATTAGGATACCACTCAAGAGCTTGTTGCCCATCCCGCATGATCATCACCTTGTCGAAGCACTGCAGCATATCGCAGTTACTACCAACGGTGGCTCCCACGGGGTAAGGAATAGTCGTTGCTGAGTAGGGTGTCGTAGAAAGGTCAATCTTCTTCGCCAGAGTCTCCAGCGCAACAATGATGTATTCCTTGTTAGATTCGTTAGGGTCGGAGAACATGCAGGACGCCAACACATCGCTGGCGGCGGCATCGTTAATGTTGATCTGGGTAATCCTTGGGGTTGCCCCTAGTGCCACAGCAGTCACGCCAGTAACAGGAAAGGTCAATGTGTCCACGGTAGCCGCAGTCACAGCCTTGACCCCATTGTTATCCGTGCCAGTAAAGGTAATGCCGCTAACCGTAAGGTTGCCAGCCTCCCCAATAGTCAACCCGTGTCCAACCACGGTAATCGTTACCACATTCGCGGTATACGACACAGCGGTGATTGCTCTAAAATTCTGGGTTATGTTCCCAGCGGTCGTACTAGCCGTGGTAGTGTAAGCTCCATCAGCACCAGCAAGCGTGTATGTGAATGTGTTTGTGGCTACCCCAGCAATAACGAATGTTCCGTTTGGATTGGAACCAGTAGTGTATCCAACGCCAGAAATGTAAACGGAATCACCATTGGTAAACCCGTGAGAGTTAGCCGTAACCGTGATTGTCGTACCAGAACGAGTAACGCTGGTAATGGTCTTTTCAACCACAAGCACATGGAACGGAAGGTTCAACGGAGTGCCTCCAGTAGTCAGCACAGGGCTAACAGACACCACGCTCTTGCGCGGCCTCCAGAAGCCCTCCATACGCCCATTAAGGCTCTCCCTTACCTCACCTGCCTCCAACTGGTTAAGCTGCAATCTCTGGTTTACACCAAAGAATCCACGATCACCATCGGCGGCGATCGAATCGTCTAACCCACCAGTGGATCGGAACTGCGACATTATAGGTAGTAAACAACCACCACGCCGGATGTAAGTACTACTTGGCTGAATTCACCACCAATCCCCAAACCAGCAGGAAGAGTGATGCCTTGAAGCCTAGAGGCTCCAGAGATATTCCCAGACGCACTAGCTACAGTACCCAACACTGCATCATTTATAACCTGAATCCAACGAATTGGGCCAGTGTAAGTAGTAGCCGCCGTCGAAAGCACAATGCCTCCGTTGCCACCTTGAAGTTGATAAGAGTCTCCTCTAGGCATAAAATAAATAAGTTATCAAACGCAAGTTCATCCCGCGCTCAACCAACCAATTACCACAATACACCCACACCTGTCAACCACAAACCAATCCTATAAAACACACCGCATTTCACCACAAAATTACCTATCGGGATCATTTAGGTAAAATACACATTACCAATACACAACAATCACCGAACGGGAACATTACGCCTCAAATGTAACCTTCGCACCACACTACCCCAATACAACGCCACACCAAGCTCACAACGGCCCAATTGCAGGTCTAGAAACTAACGGCTAGATTTGATGCCATAAAGTCAAACGGATCTAAATCCCGCTTCCGAGAATTACATAGATGGCAAGCAAACACGAAATTTGACACGCAATGCGCACCACCTTTGGATAATGGTTCAAAATGATCCAAGGTCAACTCGGCTTTTTTACCGCAGTAGTAGCAGCGATCTCCAGCTCGATTCCTAGCCTCCTCCACCATTTTAGGAGTGGCTTTTACCTCGCAGTTATTAATCCTGGCCCTTCTGGCGTGTTTGTAATTACGCTTTCCTTTCCGCCTAGCCTCCGCCCTTTGCTCGTCGGTTAGCACGATACGCTTTGGACGCAATGATTTAGCCAATGCCTTTTCAGCAGATATTTTGGCCCTTTCAGCGCGTTTAGCTTGGTTCTCAATAACTTTTGCCAGTTTGGCCTTTTTGCGAGCCTCAATCTTAGCTTGGTTCTTTTTCAGATAATATCTGCGTTGTGCTTCTCGGTTTCTCTGGTTTTTCTCTTCAATCGTCATCTCCCCTTTTTTAGGGCTTAGTAGCTTTAATCTTTCTTTCTCCTCGCGGATAGCCTTAGCCTTCATGGCTCGTTTAGCAGCAGCTTCTTTTTTTAAAGCCCGTTCTTTCACATTTTTATCCATTATGGCCCTTTTCTCATACCATGATGCACCTCTCCTCTTAAGAAATGATTCCATTGTCGCCCAGTGTTCACCACTTTTGAAGCATGGATTCTTTCCATTATAAACGCGACCATCTTCTCTTACATGTCCTATTCTCGGTGCGACCTCCTTACTCATGATAGATTGTTGCATAAAACCTCATTCGTGTAAAGGTGAAAATAAAAAACAGCAAAGGCCAATTGCTCAGTTTTAGTTTGGCAACCTTTCCGATGCTTATTGTTACAAGTTGTAAAGTCGCAATCCCCTCCCCCCGTGCCTGTCCTGGTGTTCAATCGAACAGTGTTCATGTGAGCAATGCCGGCAATGTAAACGATCGTTTGAATGTGATGCTTGAATCGTGCGCTTGGCTTGTGGTTTGGCTTGCCTTGCTCCGTGGAACATTCCCGTGGAACATTTGTAGCTGTGCCAATGGCCGTCGACTTGTGTTCCACGCTATGTCTGTGGAACATTGCCTTGATGTACGCTATAGGTTGATGCCATGCCTTGAATTGACCTTGCTTGTCCACATATAGCGTCCTTTCCCTTAACGCAACTTAATTGCATTTAATATTTGCTATTGACAGCTTTCGCCAAACCTGCTTAGAATACTGCCGTAGGCAAGAGGGGGATTCAATTTGTTTAAAGCTTGTCCCCCGAATAAAGCAAGCCCGAATCCTCAAGCCTCGATCAAGCATCAAGCGTTGATTGTTATTCTTGAATGGGTGAATGGATATTCTGATGCTCTTGATCATTCGATCATGCTTCTTCTTATTCTCTCCGCTTAATTGAATCACCTCACCCTTAATGGGAATTACTGGCGACTTTGAGGCTTGGCTCCCTAGTGTTTCGCTTGTCCTAGGGCTTGAAAGTTGACGCTGGCCATGAGATTTGTTTCTTGGCTTGTGATTGCGTGAAATGCTTTGATTTAAGGGGTTTCGCTGGTGGTCAAGCTTATTCCGTTGAATTGCTGAAATATATTTTCATTTATTCGCAATTAATTATTGGCAATGTTGCCGCCATGATTCATGTTCCTTGTGTTGCCAGCAAACAAGGCACGCCAACAATAACCAAACTACCACGATGAAACAAGCATTTCCACTACCACACCGCGCCGAACTTGATGCCGCCTTTGTGGCAATTTACCGCTCCGACATGTCGCATATCCACAAACAGACTTTGCTTGTCTTGATGGAACGCGCAAAGCGTGAAGCCGACCGCAAGCTCGCCAAACTCTCCAAATAATCAAACCAAACCAAACCAAACCAAATCAAACCAACGATGAACCAATACAAAGCAATCACGCGCGTGCCTCACATCTCCGAGCCCTTTGTGGACTGGTACGAAGCGGAGACAGAAGATCAAGCCCGCGCAATGTGGTCATGTGACCGCGAAACCTATGGCTTGCCAGTAGATGCAAGCGTCAAATTTGAGCAACAATAGCAAACCAAACCAAACCACGATATGACAACGACACAAATTGAATCCGTGAGCCTAGTACTCAATCACAAAAATTGGACGGGGCTTTCACTCCGTGAGCTGATTGACCTTGGACGCGTCTACCACAAAGACCGACCAACAATAACAGCATTCGTTCGGGAGGTTCATGGTGAGCCTACCTCGATTAACCAACTCACGGAACAGCGTGGAATCGTAAACGCAATCATGGAAAGGGGCGTAGCATGACCTTGCGCGAAACCATCCTTTCCCTTGTCCTTGTGCTTTGCCTTGGCCTTGCAATCGCCATCACAAGCGGGTGCTTCGGCGGCCCTTCAGACTTGGAAATGTTCCAACGGGCGGCCGAACCCGTGAACCTTTAACCTTGAACCATAGGAAACGAAAACATGACAAACGAAGAAATAAAAAAGCTACTGATGCGCTTCAATGACCTTTGCCTAGTGATGAAGCACCGGCCGCTGACCGAGCATGAGGAAACGGCACTGGTTGAGATCGAGGAAAAGCTCGATTCCTTGCCCTGAAAATAATTCAAAAATCCGCTTGCATTGCCAATAGGTGCGAATAAATTCAATCCAAGTCGAAACCGCTTCGGCGGTCTGCTGGTAGTGCCAGCACTGATGAGACTAAACAACAACAAACTAAACAATACTACAACGATGAAAATGAACCTTACGAAATACGACATTGCAAACGCACTACGCGCCGATGATGACGCAAATTGGAGCGCAAATGGAGCCTTGGCACTCGCCAGTTTCCTAGATGAAAACAGCCCCGATGATGCTGTTTTAAGCGTCACAGATATACGATGCGAGTGGAGCGAATATGAAAGTCTGACCCACTGGGCAGAAGACTGCTTTCGCGACCATGAAGATGCGGCGGAGAAACTAGGGCTGAACCTGGTCATGAGCCGCGACGAATTCGAGGAAGAGGAATGGGAAGTGGAGAACGCCGTGCGGGACTACATCGAAGACCACGGGAAGCTGATTGAATTCGAGGGCGGCATCATCGTTTCTTCATTCTAACCCTAACCCACCGAAACGATGAAAAAATACACCATAATATACAAGGAACTTGGCGAAAAATATCAGTGGACATGTCGAGCATATAACAAGGTCCACGCGGCGGAAAAATTCAATGACCCCGATACGGGTTTTACTGTCGACATGATCGAAAAAATCTATCTTGTGAAATGAGCCATCAACAATCAGATGAAAACACTCACATATACCAAATGCCCTTGGTCTCCGAACTCACTCGACACCACGGAATCCGAGGCAAACGCTCGTTTGATCGCCGCCGCGCCTGAAATGCTCGAAGCATTGCAAAGCCTCACGCATCCAATGGCAAGCGACGATGACTTGCAAAACGCCCTTGCCGTCATTGCCAAGGTGAAGGGAGGTGAAGCATGACTCAATCATGGGTTATCATCGACAAGCGGACGGGAAAAGCCGTGGCGGAAATTTACGATCCGCGCAAGGTTGCACTATTGAAACCCGACTTTTACGCCGTGCCAGTGGAAACCTACTTGCAAAGCATCAACGGGAAAGGTGGCAAGCCATGAGCCGGCCACAATGGGAAAACGATGCCCTACTGGCAATCATGCGCGCTGGGGGGGCAAACGAGGACGCGCCTTGGGTGTTGGAGTGCATCCAAAAAGCGGCGGACGACATAGCCGAACATGACGACGACCTGCAATTCCCCTTGTTCATAAAGTATCACGAAAATGACCGAGCGGCATTGTGCGACCTGGGCGCGGAGACCTTCGCGGATGTACTAGCTTGCCTTGGCATCGACCTTCACCGATTGGAGACGCTATGGGAGCGAAAACATATCGACCCGCCGATTGATGATTGGTCTATGGAATAAACAACAAACGAAACGAAACGAAACTATGAAAATAACATCTAAAAAATTAGACAGCAGAAGCCGCTCATACATCATAGAAAGCCCGTTTTACGGGGAGCGCGTCAATATCATAACCGATAAGGGCATTCACATGAAACACTGTATCCTTATGATCGGGTGCAATGGAATCCAAATTGAACGCAGAGAGTTTGCCAAACTACTTTGGACAAATCGCAGGTTGGAAAGGGGGGCAGCATGAAAAAGCAAATGATCCTGGCGGCGGCTATCTTCGGCCATCTGTTTTTATTCCTCTTTGTCGATTCATTGTTTGAAGCCCCGACAAGATGGAAAATGTGGGCATTCTATGGCTCAAGCCTGCTATCCGTGGCAGTCTGGGCGGCCTATTTGATCCACGAGGACGACAACCCGAAAGGCGGCGCGGCATGAAAGTGAATTGGAAACTCTACGAGGACACAGAAGCCGACAAATTCGCGTTTTTGGTTCGCATCGTGGCCGAGGTCTTTGCGGTCACGCCTGAACAGATCCTTTGCCGATCACGATTTGCGCGGTGGGTTGAGCCTCGGCAACTGGTGGCGACTATTTGGAGCGAAAACCACAGCTTGCAGGAAACGGGCTATCGACTCGACCGACACCATGGCGCGGTAATGCACGCACGAGAGCGTGTGCGGTTCCTTATCGAGCATGACGACCGCTTTGCCGACAAAGTGCGCGAATGCCTCCAACGCCTGGTCAATGAATCCTCTATGGAAGAAGAAACCCCAAAAGAAAAAATAGCGTGAGACGCAGACGCATCACGAAAGCCGACCTCGAAAACAGGGTTTCCGAACTCATGGAGGAAAACAAATACCTTCTGTCCATGTTTGAGATGACAGCGCGGAGACTCGACGCTTACAAAAAGAAAGAAACCGAAGCCTATGAGGAACACCGAAAAAACAGGACTGGGCCATTTGCCCCTTGGGACTTCTTAGCATTTACTGGAACCAATAAAAAAACACCATGATCCGACTTTTTAGCTTGCATGAGATGGCGGATGATTTAAGACTGCCGCCAGCCGTGGTCGCTCTATGGGCCGCTGACGGCAAAATTCCACACATAATGAGGGACGGATTGCCCTTATTCGACCCCGTGGCAGTGGGGAAGCACATTGCCGAACGATTAAACAACCTAACTACAGACTACGATGGAAACAAACCAACAACAAATTGAAGCGATTGCGGCGCACGAACCGCAAAACACGGGCATTCTGGCGCAAGTCGCGGCTGAAACACAAGCATTCGAGCTTGTGCAACGGCAGGCGATGATGTTGAGCAAGTCAACCCTAGTCCCCAAGGACTTTGCGGGGAATGTAGCAAACTGCGCGATTGCTCTCAATGTGGCAAAACGCACACGCCTTGACCCTCTGATGGTCTGCCAAAACCTCGCCATCATTCACGGGCGGCCTTCGTGGTCTGCTACTGCTCTGATTGGCATGATCAACGCAAGCGGCAAGTTCTCGCCCCTGCGCTTTGTCTTCGACTCTGACGAGTCCCCTACATGGTGCTACGCTGTTGCACGGGACATGGCGACAGGCGAGGAACTCAAAGGCGAGCGCATCACGCTGGAGATGGCAAAGAAGGAAGGCTGGAGCACAAAGAACGGTTCAAAGTGGCTGACCATGCCTGGACAGATGTTGCGCTATCGTGCCGCTTCATTCTGGAGCCGCGCCTACGCCTCCGACATGTCTCTTGGCATGTACACGCAGGACGAGGTGCGAGACTTTGCGGAACCTCCACGCAATGTGACCCCGAGGGCGAACCCGTTCGTGGCTGAACCAGAACCCGAGCCAGAACCCGTTGAGGTTGTCGAGGCACAGGTTGTTGAGGATAAGCCCAAGGGGAACACGAAACCCCACGCTGACAAGATCGCAGAAGCGTTCCAGAACATGGCCAAGGAGGTAGAACCATGAGCAATCTAGTCTACAACCTAGGGCGCAAGTATTACGAGGGGGGCGCAAGCCCCTCCAACTTGGGCGGGTATGTCTCAAAAAGCATGCTCTGGGACTTCGATCAAAGCCCTTGGAAATGGTTCCATAGCGGCCCGAAAGAGACAACGCCGGCAATGGAGTTTGGGAGCCTTGTGCATTGCCTTGCTCTCACGCCCACCGAGTACGCCGAAACCTATGCCGTGAGCGAATACGACTCATTCCGTACCAAAGCGGCACAGGAATGGCGGGATTCGATGGTGGCGCAGGGTAAGGTCTGCATCACGCAAGCCCAACTCAACGCCGCCAACGAATGCGCGGAGTCGATACTAAACGACCTCGACATCCAGCCGCTATTTGTCACCGGCTACAAGACCGAGGTTGCCGTTTACTCGCAGATAGGGGAAACCAAGGTGCGCGGCATGATTGACCTTGTGCCACAGGCAGGGGATGACTTGGTGGACATCAAGACAACCTCCAGCATTGGCAAAGCTGACGACCTAGCGTCCCTTGTGGTGCGCCGGGGCTACCATTGGCAAGCCGCCCTCTACCTCGACCTGTTCAACGCCGCCACGGGGCTGGAGCGCACGAATTTCGTGCTTGCCTTTGTCGAAACATCTGCGCCTTATGAAACCGCAATCGTCAACCTGTCCGGTGATTTCATCGAACAAGGGCGAATCGGATACATGAACGCCATAGCCAAATACCAAAAATGTGTCTCGGAGAAGATGTTCCCCAAGGCCGTTGAAGGAATCCAAGAACTCTCATACCCCAAGTGGGCAATCAAATAACAATATGAAGCAAACAATAGACATTAGCCTAGACACAACGAAGATCGACAAGACCGCTCTCTACGAGTCACCAAAGAACGGGAAGAAATACCTCTCCGTCACGGTTCTGATTCGTGAGGAGAAAGACAAGTACGGATACGATGGATTTGTTGTCCAGAAGATCAGCAAGGAGCGCAAAGCCGCAGGTGAGAAAGGCCCGATCCTCGGCAACTGCAAGATCGTCGACTGGGAGGCACAGAAGCCAAGCGTGATCAAGGCGACTCTCCATCCCGACAAGTGGGATGATGATGGTTCAGAAATACCCTTCTGAGTTCCTTTTTGATGGGTGATAAGTTGAGCGATGACAAGTGTTCTCATATCCCCTTGGCCCGAGGGTTCATCGCAGGGCAAACCACTTTCCGATAACACTTATGATTGAAAACGAAAAGACAGAGATACGACCAACTGGTCGTGTTGTATCGTGGTTCTCATGTGGAGCCGCGTCCGCTGTCGCAACAAAACTAGCTATCCAAAAATACGGAGATGCCGTTGAAGTGTTCTACACGGACACAGGGAGCGAGCATCCAGATAACCACCGATTCCTTTCCGATTGTGAGAAGTGGTTTAACTTGAAAATAACCACACTCAAGAGCGACAAATACTCCAATATTTGGGAGGTATTTGAGAAGAAAAGATTCCTTTGTTCTCCTCAAGGTGCGCCATGTACTGGTGCAATGAAAAAGGAACCAGCCAACGGAATATGGAAAATAGGTGATGTTGAGGTGTTTGGATATACGGCTGACGAGAAGCATCGACTTGACAGATGGAAAAAAGACAACCCAGAGAGAATTATCGAATGCCCATTGATTGATGGTCATCTGGACAAGAGTGACTGCTTGGGGATGCTCGACAGGGTTGGCATTGAATTGCCAGAAATGTACAAGCTGGGATTCCGAAACAACAACTGCATTGGGTGCGTAAAAGCTAGGGATAGCGTGGATTACTGGAAGCGCGTTCGACTCCACTTCCCGGAGCAATTCAATCGAATGGCTAAACTGGAAAGAGAGTTTGGATACATCATAAACAGAGTTACCAAGAATGGGACTCGCGTTGAGATGCCACTAGATGAGATACCAGCAGGGCCGCCGCGAGGGCAAGACCCAAAGATTTCATGTGGATTGTTCTGCATGAGTGAAGCTGACCAATTTTCCTAAATATATTTACTTACATAACTTATGATTGAAATGCTAACACCAATGGAGGCAGCAAAGCTGGGTCATGTCCCGCTTACTCGCCCGTACAGAGAAGAACTTGAACACGAAATGAGATGGCTTCGCACCGTCCTGCGAGACATGAGGGGATGCAACTTCTCCCTCGTGGATACTGGCAGAGGGCTTGAAGTCTGGCGCGATAAAAAAGAACTAAACACGATCAAAGAATAACACTATGAAACTAAAACAAATCTACAAACCAGTTCGCGCCATTGGCAGCGATCCGCATTTAACCGTGTCACTCATGTCTGCCTTGGCATCGCCAAAGCATCGCAAGAGCGGTATAATGGAAGCACTCAAACGCCTAGCCAACAAGTATGGAGTTGCTATTTAACGACCTACCAGAAGAGCTTTCACCTCGCCTCAAGTGGCAGGAGAAGAAGGGGATCAAGACAATGCGCCGCGATGATGGAAAATGGGTGGCGTACAAGACCGAAACCCGCTTCAACAACTCCGACGAGACAGAGGTGGATGCTGTGATAGGACTGGCCAAGAAGTTGAAATTAAAATTGTGGAGCGAAGACCCATGAGTAGAATCACCATAGGAATTGATGTCGGCGCAAGTGGCGCAATCGCTTGGATTGACGAACGAGGCAAGTCTTGCGTCGAGAAGATGCCAGACACCTTGCAGGACTTGTGGGAGCTTATTCGCGACATCACCAACTTCCCAAGGTCAGCGATTGACGGGCGTAAGTACAAGGCTTACATCGAGCAAGTGTCCTCCAGTCCGCAGATGGGCGTGGTATCAGCGTTCAGCTTTGGCCGAGGCTACGGCAACCTTGAGATGGCACTCACAGCCGCAGGAATACCCTTTGAGCGTGTGCGCCCACAAGTCTGGCAGAAGGCTATGGGTTGCATGACGAAGGGCGATAAGAACATTTCCAAGCAGAAGGCGCAGGAGCTATTCCCAGACAAGAAGGTTATTCACGCTACGGCGGACGCATTACTCATAGCACTGTACGGAACAAGACAATGAGCAGGACACATGATGTAACAATCAGCGCATTCGATTTGGATCGGCTTGAAGCGCAGCTCGCCGCCGTGACAGAGCAGCGTGATGCCGCCCTCATCGGATATAACGAATGCAGGGCGACTATCGAAGATGCTAGGAGAGCATTGGGTGCGACTGCACATGAAGGACCGCTTTTGGCGGCAATGCGGGTCACAGAGCAACGCGACAGGCTGGCGGAGGCTTTGCGGGAGCTGTGTGAAACATTGCTGAATAACAAACCACGCGACATCACCGAATCGCTGTACAAGGCTGGGGATGCCCTCGCCGCATGGAAAGGAGGGAGCGATGACAAGCAACCCATTAAAGACGAAACTGAGGATGGTTCTCCGAAAGTAGGTACCCCACCTCGCCGCCGTGGAAGGAGGGAGCGATGATCATTGACGGAATGACGATGGTTCACAGGAATAAGTATCTAGAAAACATGAAGAAGTATCAAGAGATTGAGAACCTCATCGCGGACATCTGGTATCAGAATCCAAGGTGGCCATCGACATTCTCCGCTTGCTGTAATGGATGCGGGAATAGTGCGAGAGGCGGCAGAGAGTGCATCTATTGCCTAGAAAGTGAACTTTCTGGATTGACATCGAAGGAGGAAGCCAGATCCTTCGTTAGCGCGGTCAGACAGGTCTTAACGGCAGAGGAATCCTTGAGAGAGCATTCCAAACCGTTCTGAAACAACAAACAACAATAAAGCCATGAAACCGAGAATGTATAACATCATCAGAGAATGCATTGAAAACGGGATTCGTTATGGAATCCGCCGCGCACACAAACACACCGACGAACCATCCGAGGACTTGCTGGAAAGCGAGATCCACTCGGCAATCATGACGGAACTTGATGACAAGTTCGAGTTTGAAGTACCAAGACTAGACTAATACTATGAAAAAAAGCGCAACACAGAAACTAGAAGAGTGGCTTCTTAACGGAAAGACCATTACCGCCCTGCAAGCCCTTAACAAATGGGGATGCATGAGGCTATCGGCACGGATCAATGAGCTTCGCAATGCGGGGTTCCCGATCCTTACGGACAGCGTAAAGCAAAATGGCAAGATCTTTGCTCGCTATCGTCTGTGGCTCTGAACAATCGGGCATGTCGGTGGCCTAATTCATTGTCGCTGCACCACCCAGCGTCCGGCAAGGTGGAACCTTTAACAACCATGAAAACGATAACATCAAGGATAACAGTATTACCAAAAGGCGAGGCTATCTTCAGCTATCAAGCTACTGAAATTAGCATCGTGGATGAAGCTGCTGGGCCATTTATTGAAATAAAGCAATTTCCTCCAGAGGGGGAGGAGCAATCTATTAAGTTCAATGTCGAAGAGTGGCCGTTTATTGAGAACGCTGTTGATAAGATCATTCAAGAAATTGAGAAGCTAGAGGATAAGTCATGAAAACAGAACAAGCAATTCAAGTGCTGCGTGAATTTAACTTATGGCGCAGGGGCAATGAGGACATGGATCAACCAGACCCACGGGAAATCGGAGAAGCTATCGACAGTGTATTAGTGTCCATTCAAAAAGCAGAAGCCGAACTCGACGAGGAACGCAAGGAGGGCGAGGAACAAGCTAGACTTCTCGGCATGGGGTCGGAGCGCGAGGCTAAGCTAATTGCAGAGCGCGACCTGTGGCGAGCAGAGGCCCAACGCTGGCGGGAGCAAGCACTAGACCTAGAGGCTCAGATCGAGACGGCAATCAAACGCCTACAATGGCGACAAGACAACCTAGATCGCGGCATCAAGGAACTAAAGGGTGACTATTGAATTTCTCGTAGAATCTGATACAATTTGTACATATGGAAAAGAGATTTGAAAAGAAGGTAAAGAACCCAAAGACGGGTAGAACAAAGACGGTTAAGTACGGGCAGGCGGGTAAAGCAGCAGACGGCGGCGATAGGATTCGGCCAGGGACAGCCAAAGGCGATGCCTATTGTGCTCGTTCCGCGAAGATTAAGGGCGACTGGAAGGACGACCCGAATTCTCCCAATCGACTTTCCAGGAAGAAATGGGGTTGCAAGGGAAGTAAATCAGTACGATAAACCACCATGAGTGCTGGAAAGGGCGACTCACCCAGACGAGTAGACACCAAACGATACAACGAAAACTATGAACGAATCTTTAGAAAAACAACCATCGAACAGGAAGCTGAACCAGAAGCGGAAATTTGGCTTCGGGTCGGGGAGGAAACGGAACCAGCTCCAAGACAAGAAGATTAACATCCGAGTCTCGCTCTCTGTGGAGACATTTAAGCGGGTGGATAACCTCGCCAAGAGGCTGGATTGCTCTCTCTCAAGCGCGGTAGAAAGGCTTGTCCGTACGCAGGAATCGGAAGGCATCGAGCCTACCCCAGAGGTCAATTGGGACGAGTACAAGGCCAAGCGGCAGTTCTACCAGCTCACGGATGTTCTGGATGCCTCATTCCGTAGAAGGGGGCGCAGGGCATGAATACCCTCAAAGGATTTCCTCATCGTTATCAGGATGCCCCAGAAGCCGTTGGAGATGACTGGTGGGGTCACTACCGCCTAGCCCTCGCTACGGTCGATTCTGGGGGCATTGTGGTGATGTACGGGACGAATGGCACGGGCAAGACCCGCATGGCCTACGAGCTTGCCAAGAAATGCGTGCCAAAGGACACACATTATTCCATCGGAGGCATGGGCTGGAACGCCGGCAAGAAGGAAAGACCCGCTATTTACACCACGGCGGTCAACCTTTTCATGGAGATCAAGGACACATTCCGTCCAGACTCAGAGCAATCGGAGCTATCCTTAGTCAAGAAGTACACTGACGCAGGCTTGCTGGTGCTGGATGAGATACAGGAGAAGGGCTCGACTCAATTTGAAGACAGGAAAATAACACAAATAGTCGACTCAAGGTACATGCATGAAAGGCCAACAATACTAATAGCAAATTACAGCAGAAATGAATTTGCGGAATCGCTATCTCCAGCTATTCTAGATAGGATAAGAGAAAACGGGTGTGGGTTATATTTTGACTGGGAATCTTACAGAAATGCGAAATGTTATGCTAAATAAAAATAATTCATTGGATGTGAAAATACTGTGTGAATACATATCGTATAACCATGAGACTGGAGAATTGACTTACATAAAAAAACCATCAAGGAAGATTCTTTCTGGATCTACAGTTGGTTGTCCAGATAAAAATGGATATATTCAGTTTAGATTTATGGCTCACAACCTGCTAGCACACAGGGTTGCGTGGGCTATTTATTACGGGAAATGGCCAGAAAAACAAATAGATCACATAAATCATATTAAATCAGACAATAGGATTAACAATCTAAGGCAAGCCGACCATTCCCAAAATGGATGCAATAGGGGGCTTCAGTCAAACAATAGATCTGGAGTATCTGGTGTGCATTGGAGCAGCCAAAAAGAAAAATGGTTTGCGAAAATAAAACTAAACGGCAAGTCAAAACATTTGGGGGTTTTCTCCGATATTGAAGACGCGGCAAACGCGGTAAAGAAAGCAAGAATAGAAATGCATGGAGACTTTGCATTTACATGTTAATCCTTATTTCCAACCACTCACGCGAGGAGTTTGCCTCCAAGCTATCATCGGCGGTGCTGGATAGAATCCGTGAGAACGGGGTTGGCTTGCACTTCAACTGGGGCAGCTTTAGAAAGGCAAATTTAATATGATTGAGGGAGAAATCTTAAAAGAAGGCTCGATGATTAAAGAAACTCATCACGGGGTGACTTATCATTTCATCGTAAAACATGGCAAAAAGATAAAACATAGGGATGATGGCCCAGCTGTTGACGGAGAAAGAGAAAAAGAATGGTATCTTTGGGGGAAGAGACACAACGAAAATGGGCCTGCTCGTATTTCTTGGGCATGGACAAATGATGTAATCCCTAAACCAGTTTTCCACCCAAATGGAGAAAGGGCATGGAATGAGCAATGGTTCTTTAGTGGGCGGATGCATAGAAGAGGAGCCCCAGCCAACATTATTAGGAATGGGAATGGGTATGAGGCATGGTATGAACACGGGATTCTACACAGAATGGACGGCCCTGCAGAAACGGGTTGCGTTAAATCATACTGGGTAAATGGGTATCAATTCAACAATAAGGATTACCTGAAAGCAAAAATTGCCACAAGATTACAAAAAGTGATAGAGAGGTACATTCAAAAAATATGTGTTGGCAGGTGCATTCTAAAAGGAAAAGACTCAACAACAATAAAGGGTTTTAAGCGGGGTTCATACAAGGAAGATGTAATTCGACGACCCGTGCCTTGGGACAGAGATTAAGCAACGGACTCGGTCTACACTTCAACTGGACAAGCTACAGGAAACAGAGTAGCATCTAGCCAACAACACCTCCCACGCCTCTCCACGATGCGCACCAAGGGAGGTTTCTTTTATGCAGGAATGGACACATTCCGTCCATAATCGCGTACGATTGCACACAATTCGATGTAATGTGTGGCATTCCAGCCAATAAGTTACCAAAATGTGTACTTAATCGGACACCCCCGTCACGCGAGGGAATAGTAATAACCCTTGGGTGTTTTACGCATGACGAACTTGCCATCTCTTACTGCGCGGTGCAGTAGCCTTCGTGCGCTTTCAGGGTGCATGTCCGCCTTGTCGGCAAACTCGGCCGTAGTGAACTCATCGTCGCGTTTAGGACACTCAAGTGCCGTTAATTTCAACGCTTGTTCTAATGCGGTCAGTGCTTGTTTTGTTTTCATTGTTGTCGTTCGGATACATTGGTTTGATGTTGGTGATCGGCTACAGGATGCCCATCGGGGAGATCCAGTCGTTCCCTTCCTTGATTACATTCCACGCTTGCCATGAGCCTGTTTTCTCGTTGATCATCCCATACAGGAATCCATTGCGCCATGCTAGTTTAGCAGGGGTGCGGTCGGCGTAGGATAATTGGTCGATGTCGGCAAGGCATCCAACAGAGAATGCCGCCTGCCCGTCCACATGGCGGCCCACATAGACATCTGGCTTGTGAACATGACCATGAATGCACGGCCCCCAGTTCTCGTAGTGGGAACGGGCTGGGTACATGGTGGCACGGAACCCGTGGATGAGCTTGGGGCCACCCTCAGGCAGCATTAGGAACTTGCTCACATGGTACGGGCATGTGGTTATTTTTAGCTTCTTGAACTCGTCCTCGATGTCCTGCCATAAAGTGGCGCACCTCTCTCGAATCATGCCGTCTGAACAGCTAGTTGAGTGAAGTGCCAGCCTATCATCATGGTTCCCGATTGTGAGGTAGTTCGGGCGGAACTCTTTGAGAAACTCCATGCCCATCATCACATCGTCGGAGATTCCTTCAGCTTTCTCTTCCGATGACGCTCCTTTTCGCAAGGGGGCTAGGTCGATAAAGTCACCGAGGTG